TTATCGCTCCTCGCCAACCACGACATCAACGGGTTCTGCGTGAAGACGCAAGCCACTGTTTAGTCTGTCCATCAGGCTCTTTACACCCCTGGAGCAGTTACTGCGCTCATTCGAGGATAGGCTGTCGGGAGTTGGCGCATATCGCTTGTGTACGGCCTTCGCCTGGGTGGGCGCGCTTTTGCGCAGCCTCTCGAACGCTTCAGCCAGGTCGGCGCGGACATCGACACCAAGAGCCCCCGCCGTTACGCCCCATGCGTGGGACTCCAGAAACGACATAACTTGTTTCGGCGTGTAGATGAACGCACCACTGGCGTACATATGCGCCAAGCGTTCAGCGCTGGCGAAGTCTCGCGCCGTCCTAGTCATGTAGATCTCCACAAACTTTGCGTCTGCCTTACTGTAGGACTTCCAGTCCACAATGACGCGCTCCCAGATGGCTTGTTCGACGTCAGCTACCTCGTAAATGGTGGAACCGCCATGCTCACGGAATGCAATGCGGCCGGCGGTCTTCACGTATGCCGCGTGGAAACTATCGAAGTCAAGGGTGGGCAAAGCATTTGCTACTGCAGCTTTCATGCTGCTCCTCTCAGCGGAAGCACAGCCCTAATGTTGGTGGGGCTGCATTTTGAACTTTCGAATGTCTGGCACTCGCATGAGTCGCAGGCGGCCCTAGTAACGCCCACGAGCCCTTCGACGGAAACCGTCATGGCTACCGACTGGGTGACGCCTGGGTGACAGCGGGGCGCACTGCTCGACAGCATGCGCGTGCAGTCGCTAGCCCTCGTGCACCGCTGTTACTGCTTTCGCCGCGCATGCGCCTTAGTCGCTGGACGGGGGTCCGGCAGGCCTGCCGAGCGCAGCTCATAAAGAGCTGCGCCAACTGTTCGGCGGTCATGCCGCTGACCGCTCTGCCTGAATGAGTTCCACCAGTCGCACGTCCCATGCGTCTTGGTTGCTGAAATCTCAGTGCCGGCGGGAAAGCTTCGACCCTCGTTCACGAAGATGCCGGCCAGCGTGCGCTGCTCCTTGAGGATTGCTCGATAGAACTTCACCTGGTGACCCCCATTGCACTCAGGAAGGCCTCGGCATCTGCCAGTGACTCATGGGTGCCGATGTAGTAGAACTTGAGCCACTCGTCGCTAGCCTCGAACCTGTAGAGCGTGAAGCTGTGGACTGGAGCCTCGGCGCCTGACGGCTCGAATACCGCCTCTGCAATGACGTAGCCCTCGAAGGTCTCGAATTGGCTGCCGCGATATATGCCGTAGTACCGGCCTTGGCCGAAGTATCGCTTATTGCCGATGCCAAAGAAGTCGTTGCCCACCCGCTTAGCGTGCCGCTTGAGATCCTGCAAGGTGCTGATTCTAAAGTCACTCATGGTCTTGCCTTTCGTTGAAATTGGCCGGGATGCCATGCCTTGTAGTGAGCGCAGGCGCTCACCACGAAGCAAAGAACACCCGGTCTATGCTGCGAATGCTGCGGTTGACTGGAATACGTGCGTCACGCCTGGGAACTCGGCGGACGGCACCTTGTAGTAATCGGCGGGGAACTCGGGAATCATGGTCAGCGGTGCCGGCATGTCCGGCGCTGGCAACAAGGCGTGGACTGCATGCGCGTCCCGCAACAACTCGGCGACCGACAGTCCGCGAACGTCGCTTGGCGCATTCTCCAGGTCGGCAGGCTCCTCGCTGGGAAGCGTTACTACCGTTGCTGTCTGCTCTTGTGCGGCGACTGCGGGGGGCGTGAGGAACCAACTACCGACGAGCAACAACAAGACCGCTACGATCACCGCGAACGCGATAAGGTCGCTCTTCTCCTGGCGGTTGAGCTTTTGCATCGGGGCTTCTTTCAACAAGGTTGCGGGGGGATCGATTGCTACCGTGACTACTCGGCTCGTGCCGCGAGTCGCAGGCTCTGCTTGCTGGGGTTGCATGTCTGCGGCCTTTCGTTAGTTGTTTGGTTGCGCCTTAGTTCGCCGGCTATGTAGCGCACTGCTCAGCCGGCAATCGGGGCCACTGGGCTACCGTCCTGACGGCGTGCGAGTTGATCCGCTGAGGGGCTTGGTGTGCAGTCACTTCCGGCCCGCCACGTCCAGCCGCTTAATGGTGGCGGTGGCGGTACGAAGAGCCATGAGAACCTCACCCAACCGGGTAAGGTGGCTGAAGCGCGGCAGTAAGTCCAGCCGCCTGAATCCGGCCGGGGTCATTACTTCGACGCGGGGCGCGATGTCATGAGTGCGGCTCCCCCGCGTGAATTTGAGCTCGTCCTCTGGGTTCATGGCGCCACATTTGATGGCGGTAGCCCGCATTATCCGCAGTTCGCGCTTTATGAGTGAAAGCGTTGATGACGTTGACATAGACACTCCTATTGCGCAAGTAGCGCTACTTGATAGGTGAAAAACTGGCGGGCTGTAGCACTACAGCCCGCCTAATCGAATGGATTTACCTGCACTTCGCTCCGTCCAACAAATGCGATCGGGGCTTGTGTTCGTGTTTCATTGGTTCCTTGCTATTCAGTTGTCTATTCGGTTGTGGGCAATGCCAGCGGACTAGCCGCCGTGCCACATCCCGACCAATTGAGGCCGGCTAAGCTCAAGCCTGAGACCAGGGCGAGCGAAGAATTCTGAGTTGATGGGCTACCAATTATGAAGTTGCTTACGAGACTGGCGCGCTGGCCCAGATTGCCAGCCTCGCTACTTGGCGGATTGGGGCGGGACGTTCGCCCGCTCCCCTCGCAGGACGCCGGCTACCATGCGGCACACCTCTGCGGGCAGCGGCGGCCACTCCACCACAATCGCCCGAGCGTGGGCCTGTATCTCTTCCTTTGTCATTGCCACTCCTCTATTGATTTTGATCTAAACCGCAGCCAGAACAGCTTGCGGCACACGCCCAGCGCTGGCCATAGCGGAGTTATTACGCCGCCAATCTTCAATGATTCGCATCACGTCTGCCGCAGATCCTTCGAAACCAGCGCGAGCGCCGTTCGGGCCATACTCAATGAAGACATTGCCAGTCTCCTCCTGGTCCTCCATCTCGTTCACTACAGCATGAATGCTGCTCAAGGAGATGTATGTGCCGCCGAAGTCTACAAGATCAATCATGGCTCTACCTCTTTCCGTGACCGATTCTATCGGTCTTCACAATTCACCTAGTTCATATTTTCCTGCTATTCAATTGTTATTTAGTTGCACTCTCAGCGCGCTATTTTGCGGGCTGATGAGGTAATCCTTCTGCCAATCAGTCCCGTTACCTAGCCCTGTAATATGTCCGCTTCTTGGCGACTATTTGCATATCCTTGGGGCCGTGCAACTCGCACCTTTATCCGCTCTTCAGCGTAGGCACTCGTCATATGTCCGACTGTTCCAGGTTTATTCAATTCTCAAGCTTCTTGGGGATTCAGGTGTCCGGCCTTTCAGCCTTTCTCCCTGCCCGATGTATCGAGTATTGCATGAGTTGCGCAACTAGCGCAACTCTTGAATCGAAGTTGTCGCCGCCTGAAGGTGTGAAGTTGCGCAACTTCCGCGTAAAGTAGCGGCTTATGGAGGCAAAAAAAGTTTCAGAACTGATTGACAAGACCGGGCTTACGCGACAGAAAGTCGCCGACGCCCTGGGTGTATCAACTGCTCAGCTCCGTAAGTATGAGCACGGGTACGCCCCAATCCCACAGGCGCGGCTAGCCATCCTTGATCAGCTAGCCGGCGGATCTAGAAGCGCACTGCGCCTCCTTGGTTCACCGCGACCAAGTGCGGCTCAGCTTGCACAAGTGCCGGCGAGTGAACTCATAGAAGAACTCGCACGTCGGGCCAGGGCTGGGCAGCTACGCGACGTAGAAGGCGAGGGCGGCAAAGGCAGGACACTAAGGGCGGTGGCGTTCACTGATGTTGCCGACGACTAGACAAGGGCGGCATAGGGTCGCTGATCCACTGCACCACTGAAGGCCAAGCAAAGTGCATCACATTGCTTGGCCTTCTCTATGCCCAGATACAGGCGCACAGACGCGTGATACCCCCATCATGGCATCCAGTACCAGGGCTGCCCAGCGAGGCGCTGAGAGGTGGCATAGAAGGCTACTGAGAGGCATTCAGTACAAGGGGGTGGGGGTAGCCCCCGGATCGCGCAGCCGGCCTCCCCGGGGGTAATAGCTCTCGACTGAATGTACGGGTTCTAGAGTCCATGAGAGCCTCGAGAAGCCCTCGCCGAAGAGCGAGGGCAGGAGCTTTGGCCAGCCGTAGCGCTGGCCCTATACCTTCGCCGGCCGAAGATGACCCGTCAGAAAGCGGGCCTCGATCGGCGATGGCAAGGTCTCTGGCAGGGCGACGAGAAGTCCTGCCGCCTGCGCCGCAAGCCGCGCTGCGGTCCTGACGTTGTGCTCCGACTGGGAAACTTCAGCAAGGTGGCCTGGCCGCACGCAGTGCCTGACATTGCACTCATGGTCCAGCTGAATGAAACGCGGAAGCTCGCAACCAGTCAGCGTCTGATAGAACCAGCGATGAGCCCGCACCTCACGCCGCCCATCACCCAGATAAAAACGGCCATAGCCCTCCCCGTTCGTCCTCCCGGTCCACAACCAACATCCGTTTTCATTCCGCGCGTCTACACGTCGCGCAAAGCGCTCTAACGGCGCGCCGCCGCGAGGCTTCGGGTGGACAGGCACTCCATGACGATGAAGGTTGGAGTAGTGGCCGCTGCAATAGCCAGCTTTTGTGCTGATCTTGGCGCACTGGTCCACCAAGCAATGCGGCTTCGGCACCTTCGCCACTTTCGGCTTATTCGGTCGGGCAGCCCGAAGAGCTCGGACGCGATGAGTAGTGCACACGCCCTTCGCGCTGTGTGGGTTCGAGCAGCCCTCAACTTCGCATAGTCGGACTTCTCCCCGGTCTGCGCGCTCCTGCCGCCGCCGCCTCAGGCCGCGCTCGTAATGGGGGCGGCAAAGACTGTGATAAACGCCGTGCCTCGGCTTGTGGCAATCGTCGACCGAGCAAGTACTTGAATCCATTGGACCCCTTAGCGTCTGAATATCTGGACGCGTTTGCGTCCCTAAACATAAGTGGATGCAACAAAGCCTGTCCTCACCTTCGCGAGAGGACGCGGTGACTTTTAATGCCCATGCGCTAAGAGCCGCTTACTCCCAATAAGGATTGACGCATTTATGAAGCTGGCGACGCGGGAGGGCTAGACAACTCTGGGCAGACGGTCTCTTGGGCAAAAATGAAGATGGCTTGGCGATCATAATGAGCCGCATCCCGCCAAAGGTTATCGATGGCCCCCTCGGGACCGAGGGGGCCGATGTCTCCACAAAACTTGGCGGTTAGAGCGCGGGCTTCGCGGACGGTCAACTCGGTCACCCTCGGCCCAGCTTTTGTGTTAGCCAACTCCTGAAACTTTGCAGCCGGGTTGCTTGTAGCCGTCGGAGACTGCCTAGGGGCCGGCGGTCTGGGCTGGATCGGCGGCACTGCAGGCACTGAGGCAGAGACCTAGTGCGAAGACCGTGGCGGCCTTTCTGAGGGCTGGATTCATGACGAAATGGTAGCGGACCAAATGACTTCTCGGGATCTGATCCAAGAGGAAGCGGCGCGACCTGGGTTGTTGCATCCACTTATTAGTAGAGGCAGAGCGGGAACCATTTAAGGAGGGCAGCACGTAGCTGCGAACCACCAATAGCTAGCTTCCCAACTGGAAACACGAAGTGTTTTCCAGTTGCACAAAGTCACCTCACTAACCACAACCTAATGACTTTCACGAAAACCTCTCGCACTTCGTGCTTCGGTTTTCGTGCATCAGGGAGGCCAACCGCTTCCGGGTCCAACATCAGGGACCGAGCGGGTTACACGTCACCTCATTGTTACCGACAAAGATGTCCAGATTTAGTGCAGCGGACATCCGCTCATTTATTGAGAAAAGTTGCGAAACCTTCGAAGGGGCGGCGCCTACCTGCGAATCGCCGATCGTTAGCCGCTCAACTGGCAACACGAAGCCTTCCCGGCCGGACGGAGCTACCCAACCATTAGCCACCGCTGGCTGCCCCGCATTCGTGCTTTCGGCACACACGGCGACCGTTACATGATCGTTACCCGGTTTCGTGTCCGGAATCGGGCCGTCGGACATCCACTCATTATTGGAGGCAGTTACGGGAACCATTTAAGGAGGGGGCAGTGCGTAGATGCGAACTACCTACTGCTAGCCACGCAACTGGAAACACGAAGTGTTTTCCAGTTGTACGAAGCAAGCTAACTACCAGTACGAAATGACTGCAACCGAAAACCTCTCGCACTCCGTGCTTCGGTTTTCGTACGCTGCGGGTTGATCCAATCCCCGCTCATCACACTGCTCGATTTGTCGGAGTCGAGAGTCCACGGAAGCCTCTCGGCTTCGCGGTGGACTTTTTCATACCTACCGACATAGGGAACCGTGGAACTTGCGTTGTTTGATCGTCGCTTGCCGGACGCAGTCTGGACCAAAATGGCACTTGCACCCGGCGGCTGCTGGCAAATGATGGGTGGCCTCAATGGCCACGGTTATGGCCAAGCTTGGCACGGAGGCGGGACTCGCTACGCCCACCGCCTTGCCTACGAGCTTCACTACGGATCGATACCTGAGGGGCTCTTCATTGACCACCTCTGCCGCAATAGGGCCTGCTTCAACCCCTTGCACCTTGAAGCCGTAACCAATGCCGAGAACGTCATGCGAGGTCAGGGCGTCGGCGCCAAAGCGGCACGGCAAACTCACTGCAAGCATGGCCATGAATTCACTCCCGACAACCTCTTGAAGTCAAAGCTTCCCCATCGGGTGTGCCTCGAATGTTCGAAGAGGTGGCAGGCGACGAGCAACGCACGCCGCCGCCAGCTAAGGCGCGGCAACCTCGCTCTAGCCGCTTGAAACCTACGCCAGCCGCCCTTCTTCGCCGCTGGCTTTCTAGACCACCGGCAGTCGAACTCCCTGCTCTGTCCTCGCTGGACGCGGCCCTCTCACGCGGACCCGAGCTTGCAGGTTCTGAGTTCCTGCCGGTGTTTACCTGCCAGGCCACATGGGCGGCTAACATGCCGCGTCCTTAGCCTGGCAACCCCCGTCCTGCAGGCAAGCTGCAGAGTAGCGCAATGGAGCGTGCTCTCAGCCCCTGCAGGCGCAGACTTCCGGCTCAGCGAGTTGCTCGCTACCGGGTGGCGCTCAGTCATGAGTGGATAGCTCACCCCGCAGGGTGAGCAAATGGCAATCAACGGCTGATAGTTCAATCTGGCACGGCCCCACATATCGACTGCCACTGTGCGCACAGGATGGGCAGAGAATTTCTGGACGGGTCTAGAACACTTCCCAGAGGGGATGAGATACGGGTTCAAATCCCGCAAGCCGACTCTGACAGCAGCGGGCCATTTGATCGCCCGCTGTTTTACTGTCCCGCGCGACGGCGGGCTTGTGACCGTCGCAACGCTGGTCGCCGATCGGCATGCACAGTCGGCGGCTGGCACCAATTCCTTTTGAGGGGGAATATCAAATGCTATCACTAAAATTCGCTTGGGCTTTTGCCCAAGCTTATTGCCAATTGTTTATTGATTGGCTGTTTCGCAAGAAGTAATTATGCCGGAGAGGGCAGCATGACAACTGAGCAACGAGTTATCGAATTTCACCAAGCTTTCAAGCACCCTGTGCGCGATACGCCACAGATACTTTGCCGCACTGAGGCAATCCTCGCGCTGAAGCTGATCGAAGAAGAGTTCATCGAACTCTGCGACGCGCTATTCCCTGGCGGATGGGACCGCTGGATCACCGAGCTGCGGGTCGACGGCGTCTCGGGCGGCCTGACGGAGAGCCGCTTCACGGACGAGCTGGTCGAGTATGAGGATTCGAATGCGTACGAGCCGAATCTCATCGAAGCTGCTGATGCAATCGCCGACCTCGACGTCGTTGTGAATGGCGCCGGAATCCGGCACGGATTTGACATGCAAGCGCTGAGCCGCGAGGTGTTCGCCTCGAACATGAGCAAGCTCGATGCCGACGGCAAGCCGCTGTACCACCCCAACGGCAAGATCGCCAAGTCGGAGCTCTTCAAGGAGCCCGACATCGCCGGCGCCCTCGGCATCAAGGTGGCCGCATGAGCCGCGTACCCGAAGCCATCGCTCGCACCATCGCCTATGCGCTTGACGCTGAGTTCTTCGATAGCGAGGGACTCTTCTTCAGCGCCTCGCCCGACGGGGCCAACGTTCGCCTGATCGTAGAGGACGCCGAGACCGACGAGCAGACCAAATTCACCTTGAAGATTGAGGTGGCTGCTTGATCGCGGGGCTCATTTGGTCCGTGGCGCTGGCCGCCATCGGCATTCTCGGTCTCGTGCTCGCGGGCAAGAAGCGCTCGATCGGCTGGGCAATCGGCCTGTCGGCCCAAGTTTTGTGGATCACCTACGCGCTGGTCACAGCGCAGTACGGCTTCATTCTTTCAGCCCTCGCCTACGGCTTCGTGTACGCCAAGAACTTCATCGCCTGGCGCAAAGAAGAGCGGGTCACTTCCGAGTGACCGCACCTGAGATCCTTCACCGCTTCTCAGTCTCGTCCAGCGCCACCGGCAACCGCCGCTCAGTCCTCGTTCACGTCTACAAGGACAAGGCGGACGTAGTCCGCTCTGCCCGGAACTATGGCATGAGCGTGGACAGCGCGGGCGCCATCACCAACAGCTTCGGCTACCGCCACCCAGCGCCCGAGCACATGCGCCACATGGCCATCATCCGTCTCGCTGAGAGCCAGCTCGACAGCAACACACTGGCCCACGAGGTCACCCATGCCGCGCTGCACATCTACTTCGCCGACTGCTGCAAGTGGGACTCCCGCGCTCGGGTGCATATCGACGGCGCCAACGAGGAGCTTGCCTACCTGGTGGGCGATCTGACCGGCGCCCTGCATTACGAGCTGCGTGATCGCGGCTACCTCATCCCCGCAAACAGTTACTGAGCAATGCCCCTCTGGGCTTCTACAGCCCGAGGAGGGCCACTCTTGCCGTCAATCACCATCTACTCCACCGGACCAGCCTGCCAGCCCTGCAAGGCCGTCTACCGCTGGCTGGACAAGCATGGCTTCAAGGGTGCGTACAGCATCGTCATCTCGCCGGATAACCCCGAGTTAGCCGCTGAGCTGAAAGCTCAGGGCTTCCTGCAGTCGCCTGTGGTCGAGATTGACGGCCTCCGCTTCGGCGGATTCGACACCAAAGAGCTGCTCCGCATCCTGGGCGTCGAGCCCAACTTCATTCCGTGAGAGGAACGCATGCCTAAGCTCGCGCACGACATTGTGATTGACCACAAGAACAAACACATCAGCCTCGATGGCGAAGAGTTCCCCTGGCACACGCCACTGGAGGACATCGAAGCCACGATCAGCCCTGACGGCATTCACCGAATCACCATCTCGATCCTTTTCGACGGCAGCTTCCGTGCATGGGGCGACCCGCTGAAGCGATGAGCGGCGGCTGGACTGGCAGCGATCGAAAATCACGGCTCCCCGACGATTGGCCACTACTCCGGCAAATCGTCTTTGAGCGCGCAGGTGGTCGCTGCGAAACCATCAAGAAGAGCGGCAAGCGCTGCTGGGACAAGGGCACTGACGTCGACCATAAGCGCGCCGGTGACGATCACTCACTGGCCAACCTTCAACTCCTCTGCACTTGGCATCACGCACGCAAGAGCAGCCGCGAGGGCAACGAAGCCCAAGCGGCGCTACGCGCCATGCTCCGGCACCCCGTAGAGCAGCATCCAGGCGTAATCACAGGGCCACCACGGCCACCCAAGAACAAGGGCTTCTAAGGAGGCGACATGGCCGGCACTGGACCTTTACCCAAAAGGAGCGCTGAGCGCACTCGCCGAAACAAGGAGCCCGAGGGTGGTGTTGGACTCGCGAAGGGCACCGCACGTGGTGGTGACCCATTCCCGGTCAAGGATCACTGGCACGAGATGGCCAAGGACTGGTACAGCTCGCTGTCGGATTCCGGCATTGCCGCGTTCTACGAACGCTCCGACTGGGCCACGGCGATGATCGTCGCCGAAGAGCTCACCCATTACTTCAACACCTCCACATCTCGCCGCAGCGCGCAGATGCTCACGGCACTCTTCGCCATGATGACGTCGTTGGGCGCCACCGAAGGTGATAGGCGCCGCATGCGCATCGAGCTGGAGAAGCCCAAACCAACAGTCGCCTCCGCATCAGTCACCGCTATCGGTGACTACAAATCCAAGCTGGGCGTCGCCAAAAAGTAGAAGACCACGCATCCAAGGGGTGAAGAACAATAGCTGAGATTAACCTCGAAGGGGTTGAGCCCTCACTCGAGGCGGCTCTTGAGCTATTCCCCCCGACCGACATTGGCCCGCTATGGCAGAAGGATGCCGACGGCAACTGGCTTCTCCCCGAGAGGACTCTCGGGTGGGAGGTTATGGGCTGGTGTGCCGAATGGCTGCAAATGCCAGACGGCTCGCCGTGGGTGTTCACCGACGAGCAGGCCAGGCTGACCCTATGGCTGTTTGGCCTGTCTAATGACGGTGAGTTCACCTATCGCCAAGCGGTCTATCAGGCGCTGAAAGGCGCCGGCAAAGACCCTTACGCAGCCGTCCTGTCGATCGTGCACTTGATCGGCCCCTGCAAGTTTTCCCACTGGGATGACAATGGCGATCCTGTCGCCACAGACGACCCGGCTGCTTGGGTTCAGATTGCCGCCGTCAGTCGCGATCAGACGAAGAACACCATGGCGCTGATTCCATCGCTCCTGCCGGAGCGAACGCGGAAGGCGTTTGGAAACGTCGACGTCCAGAAAGAGGTCGTCTACGCCTACGCTGGCAATCGCCGGCTGGAAGTCATCTCATCCTCCAGCCGCTCGCTCGAAGGCAACCGACCAACATTCCTTGTGGCCGGAGAAACGCAGCACTGGATTCCGAGTCGCGGCGGGATCGACCTCTACGAAACCGCCACCTATAACGTCCTGAAAACGGGCGGCCGGTTCATCTGCATCACCAATGCCTACGAGCCCGGCGAGGACAGCGTTGCCCAACGTATTCGCGAAGCCCAAGAGAAGGTGTGGGCCGGGCAGCACGAGGCTTCTGGCTGGCTCTACTGCAGCCGCGAAGCTCACCCATCCAGCCCGCTGACAAGCGACTGGGCTCCATTCATTCTCGAGATCATCCGAGGCGACGCGGTATGGCTTCCAATCGCCAACATCGTGAAGTCAATGCAGGATGGCTCCATCCCAGCCACTCGTGTGCGTCGGATGTTCTACAACCAGATCACGGCAGCCTCTGACTCACTGCTTGGACCCGACGAGTGGAGCGACGCTGAATGCGAGACTCCCACCTACGGCACCAAGGCTGACCTATCCCCCGGCGACGAGATCACACTCGGCTTCGACGGTGGCAAGACAGACGACGCAACAGCCCTTGTGGCCATGCGATTGCGCGACAAGCTCCTGGTTCCACTGGCCATCTGGCAGCGCCCTGACGGCGCCGCAGGCGACGGCTGGCACATCAATGAGGCTGAGGTTGACTCCGAGGTTCACCTCGCGTTCTCCAGCTACAAGGTGCGGGCGTTCTACGCCGACGTCGCCCTCTGGGAAAGCTACATCGCCAACTGGTCTGAGGCCTACCGAGAGATCCTGCTCATCAAGGCCAGCCCGCAGTCTGCGACTGCGTTCGACATGCGTGGCAATCAGCAGAAGATTGCTCGCGGCGTTGAGGCCTTCGTGCAGGCGATCATCGACAAGCGAATCCGGCATAACCGTGACAAGACGCTGCGAATCCACGTGCTCAACGCCAAGCGCCGGCGCAACCGCTTTGGCCTCACCTTCGCCAAGGAGAACGCCGAGAGCCCCCGCAAGGTGGATGGCTTGGCCGCCGCGCTCCTCGCCTTCATGGCCATGAACGACCTTATCGAGTCCGGCAAGCAGCCTGCCCGCCAGTACCGCCGGCAACTCACCCAAATCTAGGAGACACATTGCCACAGGGCACGAGCATTCAAGGCGTCCAGCAGGTCGCCGTCGATGTGGCAGCGAGCCTCAAAGACCGCATCGACCAGATGCATGGGACGATCACCGCCGACCGCGAGGCACACCTCGCAAATCAGGCGTATCTAAACGGCATCCACACGCTGCCGAAGATTCCCACGTTTGCCACCACCGAGATCGTAGAGCTGCGCAGGCGCGCAGTCCTCAACCTCATCGGCCTTTTGGTCAGCATCCCGGCGCAGGTGTCTTTCGTTGACGGCTTCCGTCGTGAGGGTGAGCCATTCCCGAAGGAATGGAGCGCCTGGCTGCGCAACAACATGGCCGCCAAGCAGACCTCCATCTACCGGGCCGCGCTGACTTACGGCGCCGCTTACGTGGCTCTCGAGGAGCTTGGCAAGAAGAAGCCGAAGATTGCGCTGCTCTCCACCAAGGACACGGTCGCCTACTACACCGACCCGGTCAATGACCAGTACCCGGTGTACGCGCTGACGATCCGCTCTCACGCGACATCCACGACCGAAGGTCGAATGGTCTACTACGATGCCGAGCGCATCGTCCACTTTAAGATCCCCAAGGGCGGCGGCGACCGCGTCGTCATTTCCGACCTCCCCCACAACCTCGGCCACTGCCCGGTTGTGCGCTACGTCTGCTCGCTGGACGACGAGGGCACGGTACGCGGTGTCATTGAGCCTGCAATCCCGGTTCAGGACCGTGTCAACCAGACTACCTTCGACCTGCTGGTCACGCAGACGTTCTCAAGTTTCAAGGTGCGCTGGGCAGCAGGCCTGCTTGGCGAGCCTGTACTCAACGAGGACGGCAGCTTCCAGCTGGACGGCGAAGGCCGTCAGGTCTACAAGCCAATCCCCGTCAGCCAAGCTCGCATGCTTACGACCGACGATCCGACTGCCAAGTTTGGAACATTGGACGAGACGCCGCTGGATGGCTTCATCTCAGCTCTCGAGGCCTCCATCAAGCAGTTCGCTGTCATCGGCCAGCTTCCTCCCCACGCGCTACTCGGCAACATGAGCAACCTTTCGGCCGAGACTTTGGTCGCAGCCATGGCTCAGACAATGCGCTTCGCGCATGTCATGAAGACCACTTGGGGCGCCTCGCACCAAAGCTTGCTGCGTCTCACGGCCATCGACATGGAGCTTGGCGAGAAGGCTGAGGACGACTACACGTCCGAGGTTCGCTGGCGCGACATGAGCGACAACACGTTCGCTGGCGTCATCGACGGACTCGGCAAGGCAGCCACCATGCTCGGCATCCCGGGCCGCGCGCTCTGGGCGCGAGTGCCTAACACCACCACTCAGGAAATCAAGGAGTGGGAGACGATGGCCGACGATCAGGCCCATGAAGCCGCATTCAACGCACCGGACCCTGCAGCGGCCTCGCGCCGACAGGCACCGGCGGCGCGTCCCCAAGTCCCCACCCCACTAGAAGCGTTCGGCGCACCGAGTGGCAACGCTTAGTGAGAGCGCCGACACCTGTCGGCATCTATTCTCCCGACGGCCCGGCTGGTGGCGACATCGCGTCCTGTGGCATCGCTGGAAATGTGTGCGCTGTGGCGAGACCAGCCGCTCCTACGACTCCAGTGACCAGTGGGCTGGCCGCCCAATTCATCCACACATGAGCGTCGCCTTCCCCGGCTACAACACGACAAGGGGCATGAGTGGCAACACTTAGCGAGATAGAGGCCATCGAGACCGCCCACCAAGCCGCTCAAGCTCGACTGGGCATCGTAGGCGCTTACCTCGCGTTGGCCGACTGGAACACCGTAAGCGCCGTAGCTGCCGCTGAGACAGCCTCCGGCTGGCTCTCCCGGTCATTGCGCATGATCGTGGGCATTAGGCGCTACAGCAGGCGTCTAGCCCAGTCCTACTACCAGCTGGCACGAGCCCTTGAAACGGGCCGCTCGCTGGGCATGCCGGAATACTCCGACGATCCAGATGACGTCACCATGAGCGGACTTCGAGAGCAGTACCTCAACCTTTTGCTCGAGGTGGCGACCCTCGACGCCGAGAAGCCTGCGGACGTCGAAGGAGCCTGGCTGCATGAGCGGCTGGTCGAAGAGACTGCCACCACAGAGCACGACGGCAACCGTCGCAAGGTTCGGCTCGAAGCCTCCACCCTTGATCCCGTCATCCAAGACTTGCTAGACGCAACGGACGACGAGGACTCGAAGGTTGAGGTCGACGAGTTCGATTGGCTGGATGACCTCACCGACGAAGAGGTTGACGAGGCGTTCCGCCAGTTGCTGCTCAAAGGCGCCGTAGAGCTCCAGACGGGCGCTGTGACAGCGCTCCGCAGGAGCGATGACCTGACTGCCGATGACGTCCTCAACAAGGCGACAGAAGCCCACGGAAACAGCGGCTCGATGGGCGCTGGCAAGGTCGACAAGTATGGCATCAGCGCAGGACGCGATGCCCTCAACGACGCCATTCGCCATGACGGCCGGGCAGAGAAGTTCGCCCGCAAGCTCGGGCCGAATCCCTGCCACTTCTGCGCGATGCTCGCGTCACGCGGCTGGGTCTACTCAAAGGGCGCCGTTACCACCAAACGAACCACGACCGTCGCTGGTAACGCAGGCAACTTCGAGGAAGGCCTAGACGGCCGACCTCTGGATGTTCGCAAGTACCACGACAACTGCCACTGCACGATCATCTCCCGCTGGGAGCTGCAGTCGAAACTTCCCGCAGACAACGAGTTCTACAAGGCCCAGTGGCCAATTGTGACTGACGGACTCTCGGGCAACGCCGCGATGAATGCGTGGCGCCGCTGGATGTATGCACGCCAGCGGGACGCTCTGGCCGCTTCCCGCGACCAAGCAAATCAGCAATCCACACCATAGTCCCAGGAGGACATGTGCCTAACGGCGAGAACAACGGGGCGCCCCAGGAGGGCGCCACTGAGCAGACACCCGCAGCCCCTTCCGCAGAAGCCCTCGCAGGGCTTCCTGAGGAGTTCAAGTGGCTGGCCAGGGAAGTCACCACAGCACGCGCAGAAGCGGCTCGCTACCGCACTGAGCGCAACACGCTGCGCGAGAGCCTAGAAGGCGCCGTGACAGCAGAAGACTTCGAGGCCGCCAAGACCGAGTGGGATGGCAAGGTGCGCACTCTAGTGCGCGACCAGATCGTCAAGGATCACAAGCTGCCCCCTGAACTGGCTGAGCTGCTCAAGGGCGATGACGAGGCCTCCCTCGCGGAGCACGCCGCTACGCTCGCCAAGTTTGTGCCGAAGGAACCCGAAGCTCCCGTCGTGGAGCCTGCAGTGAAACCCGAGGCGCCGACGCCACCGCCCCTGCCGCCGAGCGGCGGGCGCACCCCGGCAACCCCTGTCGAGGATGTCGACCCTGCGGACCTGGTGAAGCAAGCCCGGTCGCAGAGCTTCCACTAGCCCATAACAAAGCTTGCCCCGCACCTGTTGGTGTGGGGCTTCTCTATTTCTAGGAGACATGCATGGCCGTTGGTCAGCACGCAGTAGTAAAGGCCGAGAAGATTGCAGCAGCTGCTGTAGTCGCGCTTGGCGAAGAGACCGTCCTCGCCAAGACCGTTGAGCGCCGCTCGTTCGACGAGTTCAAGGGCGCAGCCGGCGACAAGATCACCTTCCGCGTTGAAGGAACCCTCCCCGTTCGCACGTATGAATGGCGCAATGACCGCGCCGAGCAGATCGTGACGGACACCTACGTCGAACAGACTGTGGACCTTACGGTCGAGCCGAACAACGACTACTCTGCAGTTGCTCTCATCGACGAAGCTCTGGAGTTCGACTTCGCAGGCGCATGGGGCAAGCTCTTCACCGCTCAGATCAAGGCAGTGACCGGCGGCCTCGAGCGACGCGTTCGCAAGCAGGTCATCGACGCTCCTTACGAGCGCGTCATGGCACTCGTTGCCTCCTCGGCCGCTAAGGCCGCAGCACACGCTGACGGTGAAGACCTCGTCTTCAACTTCTTCAGCGACGTGCAGGCAGAGCTCAAGGCTCTGCGCAACCCTGACACTAACGTCGTTGCGGTTGTTGGCTCCGGCTGGGCGAACCTGCTTCGCAAGGCCTCCAAGTCCACGAAGAACGAAGGCCGTGGTGACGGAGCTTTCGCTTCCAACGTGATCGACACCTTCGCCGGCATTACTGCCGTCGAAGACCCGACGCTTGGCAAGAACGAAGGCTACGTCTACGCAGCTTCCGCAGTCCTCCTGTTCACCGCCGCACCCCGCGTGCCGCTCGGTGCAGTGAAGGGTGCCATTTCCAACCAGAATGGCTTCTCCCTCCGCTGGATCCAGGACTACGACGCATCCCGCCAGATCGACCGCTCCACGTTCAACTCGTGGATCGCGACCGGCGTCACCAAGGACAACCTCCGCCAGATCAACTCTGACGGCACCAAGGAAATTGTTGACACGGTGCAGTACTTCGTGCGCGGCATCAAGATCGTCCTCGCCGCTGACTCCACGGCCGCAACCGCAGCCGAGATCAAGCCCGGTGACGGCAAGACCCGCACCAACGGTTCGCTCGGCTCCTCTGCCACGTCCACCCTGGCCAAGGTCTACAACGACCAGCCGTTCGCCGGCACGCTGCCCGCTGGTGACCCGTTCACCATCGGCCATGACGTAGAGCCCGTCGTACCGTAAGGACTTTGAATGGAGCCTCTAGGCACTGTAGCTAGGGTGGCGGCTCGCGTGGGCGAGCCAATCACCGATCCGCTGGACGTAGCGCTGGCGGTAGAGATGCTCGAAGAGGCCTCCGCTCAAGTTCGGCTTTACGGCCTGCCATGGGTTGACCCCGAGACCGCCCCTGCGATTGCTGTTACGACGGCGATTGCAGCGGCGGCCCGGGGTTACCAAAACCCCAGCGGCCTAAAGCTGGAACGCGGCGACGCGGTCTCACTCGACATCGACGTCGACTACCGGAAGGGCGCAGCCCTTACCGCCGGCGAGATCAAGATGATTCAGATGGCAGCGAACACTCGCGGCCGAGTCACCTCGATCCCCCTCACTAACCCCGACCGCTTCATTGCGACGTCGGACTACCGACGCTACCCGGGCGGCTCGCCTGAGTACCTGTTCCTAGATGCGGACCCTCGCCCATGGTGAGGAGCCGACTGTTGGATCGAGGCAGCGAGTCGCTGATCGTGTACGTCGAGGAGACTGCGACAGACTCCTTCGGCAACGTCGTCAAGCGGCCGTCGGGCGACGGCATTACCATCCGCGTCACAAGCTCTGAGGATCGCTCCTCAGACGCTGAGCTGGCCGGGCAGGTAAGCAACAAGGTCGTCCGCATCATGGCCCGCCAGGTGCCCGCAGGCAGCTGGTCCCGCGTCGTCTTCAATGGCGAAGAGTGGGACTTGGCAAGCCCTCCGCGAATGACGCCAGGCGCGACTAAGCGACTGCGACACATCGAGTTCACCCTCCGATCACGGAACAGGCTGCTGGCCGATGGCTGAGTGGCTTGGCTTCAACGGCCCCCTGAAGGGGCCTGGAAGCGTCGAGGACATCGTCTCCCACCTCCCGGCAGTCCGCAGCGAATTGAAGGCTCAGGGCAGCGCCATAGCGGCTCGTGCCCGGTCCAACCTCTCGCTGCATCGGGACAACGGAGACGCCCGCATCGCAGTCATCTCGCCACCCAAGACCAAGCTCGACTGGCATGTCGCCCTCTACGACGAAGGTGCTCAGGACAACGTGCCTGACCGCACGGACAACGCCAATAAGAGCGCACTGTCCATCGAGCTCGGCCACTGGCAGAAGACCAAGAAGGGTCGCGTCTGGGTTGACGGCATCCACGCTCTCGGCAATGCGGTCGAGGACCGCGTCCGCAAGTACGGAAAGACCTCATGACAATCGACATTCCAGTTTTCGGGTCAACCGATGGCCTGCTGATGGCTCTGTTCAGAGACTTCTTCGCTGGGCAGCAGATTCAGATCGGCACGCTCTATACCGAGGGCATGAATACGCCGGCGCTCATCGCTTCACGCGAGAGGCGCTCCGGCAACGGTGAAGGTCGCGCTGGCGACGACAGGTTCCTTGAGCCTGTCGTCATCTCGGTCAACACGCTTACCTCTGGCCTTGAGGCCATGAGGGACGGAGCCGACCTGCAGGAGATGTGCCGCGTCGCACTGCGTCAGGCGCAGCTCACCCAGAAGGTATTCCCCGGCCTCGGCCACATCTCAGTCATCGAGAACTCAACAGCCCCCTCCCGCGTCTCCGACTGGGCAACCAGTACGGGCGTCGTGCAGTACGCCACCCTCCCGAAGGGCGTCGTGCGCTTCGAGTCGGTCTACCGACTACTCATCCGCCCGCCCGCTCTGGGCAGCGTAAACAACCGCTTCAGGCCGCTCCACTAGGGGCGGCCTTTTCTGTGGGCAACAAGCCCACGAGGAGACTTACATGGCACTTGATAACACTGCCGTACTGAAGGTTGGCACCGGCCACTTCTACACGGCACCCATCGGCACGGCGGTTCCCGCCGACCTGCGCAACCCGGGTGTTGCGTGGACCGAGATGGGCCACACCTCCATGCAGGACATCCTGGCCTCGGCCTCTGAGGGCGGCGACGTCACCACGCTGGGCTCGCTGCAGGCGAAGACCCTGCGCCAGTCTGTGGCCTCGCGTACCGAGTCCTTCAACATGAACCTCCTGCAGTTCGATAAGGACAGCCTGAAGCTCTACTACGGCGCCAACGCCGTCATTACGGGCACCGGCCACGTGCAGGTTCCTCAGGACGCGACCCCGACCGAAGTTGCTTGGCTGGTCGTCTTCTATGACGGCACCACGACTGCCGGTATCTACGCCCCGAAGGCGTCGATCTTCCGCAGCGATGATCTCGCAATCTCCGACACCGAGAACCTGGCTCAGCTGCCGCTGAAGGTCACCCCGCTGACCTACCTGTCGAATGCATTCGCCATCGAGTTCATTCCCCCGGTTGCCGTGAAGATTCAGGCAACTGCGACTGCCTCTCGCTCGGCTCAGGTCGTCTCCGCAGTCACCGTGACCAACGCTGGCTCCGGCTACGCAAGCGTCCCGTCTGTCACCTTCACCGGTGGCGCGGGCTCTGGCGCTGCAGCTACCGCCGTTCTGACGAACGGCGCCGTTACCTCCATCACCGTAACGAATGGCGGCTCGGGCTACACGTCCGACCCCACCGTCGTAATCGCCGCACCGTAAGGAAGTCCGCACATGTCTTTGAAAGAACAGCTCCCCTCGTTTGAAAAGGGCTCCGCCGATCTCGGTGGCCAGCTCCGTGACTTGCTCGCAGTTGTAGTCAAGCTCTGCGAATCCGTTGAGGGCACCCCTCCGGCCGACAAGCCTGACGAAGCTCCTGCAGCCGAGCAGCCTGCTGATGAGGCCCCTGCGGAGCCTGTAAAGCCCGCCACCAAGCCTGTCGCCAAAGCGGCTGCAGCTAAGTAGCGAATGACCCTGAGTGGGCGGGAGCGGACACCCGCCCACTCAGCTTTTCCATTTGTCCGCGACACAGTCTTACAACAAGCAGGAGTTGCAATGTCCGCAATCAAGCTTTCCGATCTGCAGAAGGGTGCAGACGAGAAGTACCCAGACTTTGAGATTGAAATCGAGAGCGGCAAGGTCGTAGCGTTCCAGCCGATCCTGCGCCTCGACAAGGAAGGCCGCAAGGCCGTAGTCGCAGCACTCGACATCGCCAAGCGCTTTGGCACAGAAGAGACCGACGAGGACTGGACTGACGTCTACGCAGACGCCTTCCGCCTGACAGCTCGCAGCAAGGAGGCATTCAATGTGGTCAAGCGCTGGGCGGGTGAAGACCTGACTCGCTGGTCCTACTTGTTCGACGAGTACCAGGAGAAGACGAACGCGGGGGAAGCCTAACCCTCGCGGTTGAGCTGGACGCATACGGCGAGGAAATCTGGCTTGATCTGAAGGAGTTCTGGAACTTCGATCTGATCGAGTTCATTGGCGGGCGTTGCTACGGCAGCGTCCGCCTCATCTTTGCCATGATGCGCCAACTCCCCGAGGGTTCCCGCTACGCCGCCATCATGTCCGCCCCCATGGATGACGACGAGGCAACGCCCCTGCCAGAACCGGACCCCGAAGCGCTCGACCTCTATAACCGACGCTTCTGGACTCAGGACCGGCGCCTAGCTGCCATGCAGCTCAATGCGCTCCGTGACCTGACTTTGGTCACCGGCAACTGGCCCAAGGACAAGCAGCCCAAATTCCCGGTCATCGGACCTGCCGAATGGCGTGGAGAAACTCCCGCCAAGAAGGCGGCGCCGGTCACCAACAACGACGTACTGAAAGCCCTGGGGTGGAACGGAGTGAACAGCTTTGGCTGATCTCAAACTAATCGGCGCGGTCGCCGTCAAGGTACGACCTGACGCCAAGGGCTTCCGTGGCGACGCTAAGCGACAGATCCTCAAGGAACTCGCTGGCCAAGAGTACGAAGTGGTCGTTGACCTCGACCTTGACGCCACCGGCGTCAGGGAGAAGGCAAAGCGGGCCGTCAGAGACGTCCGCGAGGAAGTCGACAAGACGCTCAACGTCAAGGTCGGAGTCGATCCTGACGCGCTGCGTAAGGCGTCGAGCGACATTGGCCGAATGCTCAAGGACTTCAAGGTCAGTGACGTCAAGGTCAACATGGACCAGGACTACCTGCGACGTGCTGGAGCCAAGCTGAATGCCGCTCTCAACGCTGCGTCAGCCGCTGGCATCAACGTGGACGTCAACACCAGCGACGGCCTTGAGAAGGCCAAACGCGACATCGACGAGTTCCTCAAAAAGGAAGACGGCAAGGGCGTCAAGTTCAAGTCGGACATGACTGGCCTCGAGGTCGCAGCAGCCCAGCTGAAGTATGCGACGCGAGACCGCAAGGTCAACTTCTTCGTCGACGTAAACAAGAAGTCGCTGATCGTGGCCGAGGGGCTCATCAAGAGCCTCGCTGGCCTCGGTGTCCTGACGTCCGTCGGCCGCAACCTTGAGTCGCTGATCGTCAACTTCGACAAGTTCAGCCTCAAGTCGGCTGGCTGGGCAACTGCCATCGGCAACGTCGTGAATGCGCTGGCCTTCATCGGCACGTCAGCGTTCACCGTCGGCGAGGGAATGGTGCAGTCCATTGGGCTGCTTGCCACCTTGCCGACTGCGCTGGCAGCCGTAGCCTCTGCCGTGACGATCAACGTCGCGGCCTTCAAGAACTTCAAGAGCGCGATCGACGGAGACGCCGACGCGCTTGCGGCGCTTCCAGATGAAGCGCGTGCCGCAGCCATTGCGCTGCGTGGCACATGGGACTCCATTCAGAAGCCCGTTCAGAAAGCCTTCTGGGTGGGCATGGGCGAGTCAATACAGCGGTTCGCCGCCAACGTTATCCCCGTCCTTCGGGACGGGCTTACAGGCGCAGCAGACGACGTTGGACGCTTCAATGCTGGCATCCTCGACTCGTTCGAGGAGATCGCCAAAAACGGCGACATGAAGAAGATGTTCGGCAACCTCGAGGGATTCTTCCGTCAGGCTTCCGCCGCATCCAAGCCGTTCTTCGACGCACTCAACACTCTCGGCCTTCGCGGCTCCGACTACCTGCCCCGCTTCGGCGGCTTCCTGGCGGACATCGCACAAGGATTCGACGACTGGATCACCAAGGCCGATGAGGCCGGGAAGATCAACGTCTGGATCGAGAAGGGTGTTCAGAGCCTCAAGGACATGGGCTCTGTCGGCAAGTCAGTGGTCGACATGTTCAAGGGCATCACCCGCGCAGTCAACGACGCGGGAGGCGGGGGCCTCCCCGAGTTCCGCGACAACATGCGGGACATTGCCGACGTCATGCTGGCCGAGCCATTCCGCAGCCGCATGGCCACCATCTTCGCCGGAGCCCGACAGGGCGCCACGGAGCTGAACAAAGGCGTCAAGGATCTTGGCGAGACGATCGGCAATTCCGCTGGCTATGTCAACGAGCTCCTCAAGGGACTCGGCAAGCTAGGCGGCGGGCTGCTCTCTGGCATCGCAAAGACGCTGGGCCAACTGCAGTTCCAGACCGGAACGCTCGAAGGCATCCGCGACATGCAGAGCGCGCTGGCAGATCTAGGCCCAAGCTTCGAAGGCCTCGGCAGGATCATCGGCAACATGAGCCGGGTAGCTGGCGAGATCTTCAAGGGCGTCGCTCCGGTTATCAACACCATCGTCGGCTTCCTTGACCGCTCAGTCGGCAAGCTCTCCGGCAATCTGGAGAAGTTCGCGCCGTCCATCACAGGCCTCGTAAACGCCCTCGTAACAGCGGCCTCCGGCCCGCTGGCTGTGGTCGTCGATCTGCTCGATGCCTCGCTGGGTGCGTTCAACGACCTGCCCGGGCCAATCAAGCTGGCAACAGGCGCCTTCGCTGTGTTCCTGGCTCTACGAGGCCCACTGGGCAGCTTCCTTGGCACAGTCCAAAGTGGCTGGTCCAAGTTTGCGGACAGCGCACGAGTCGGCGCCAAGAGCGCCGAGACCTCCACCAAGCGCATTGGTGACTTCATCTACGCAGCAGACGGTTCCGTCCGCAAGTTCGATGGCTCGCCGATGGTCAAGCAGCTGCAGACGATCGGCGACAAGGCGGCCGCAGTCGGCAAGCGCATCGGCAGCAGCCTTCTGTCCTTTGCCGGCGGCCCTTGGGGCGTAGCTCTTGCAGTCGCTGGCACGGCAATTGCCATGGTCGGTGACGCGGCGGCAAAGCAGAAGGCAAAGGTTGATGACCTCGTCACCGCTCTCGATGGCCAAAAGGGCATCAACGCTGCAGCCGAACGAGTCATCGCCAGTCAGCTTCGCACTAAGGAGGCCTTCCTCTTCTGGGAGAAGGACTCAATTGCGACCAACGCCCAGAACATCGGGATCAGTCTGCGAGACCTTCAGAAGGCCGCTGAGGGCGTCCCGGAGTCCATTGAGGCCGTCAACGCAGCCATCAAAAAGGCAGCCGACTCGGCGACACCGTTGCAGAAGACAGTCGACGTCATCAAGGCGCTGGGCGACAACGAGGCTCTCGGCCCACTGACGGGCCTCAGCCAGATCCTCGGCAACCTCTTCGGCTCCGACGCAGCCAAAACCGGCGCAGGTCTGCAGAAGATTCGAGCTGACCTGGAAGCCGCTCGCAAGGAAGTTGAGGAGACCGCCAAGCAGCTCGGCGTTCCCACGGACACCTCGGCGGGCATTATCGCAGCGATCGAGGTACTGGCCGAAAAGTCCTCCACCGCCGAGGACAAGCTTCGCGCAGTGAACGACGTCATTCGCATGATGAATGGCAAGACTTCGGTCGATGATGCGATCCAGAAGTCCAATGACTCGGCGCGTGACTTCGTGGCCAACCTCCAAGAAATCGTCAGGATCGGCGAAGGCGAGGGCTTGGCACTGCCGGCTCTATTCAACGCAGACGGAACGATCAATACCGTGTCCAAATCGGGTTCTGATCTGCGCACGGAACTTCGCAAAATCGCTGACGATGGTCGCAATTCTGCGCTGGCGCTGGCGCTGGCACAGAAAGACCCGCAGGTCGCAATCGACACTCTCCGCACGGAGATGCAGAAGACCCGCGACCTCATTGCCCAGCAGCTGACTATCGGCGGTGTGCCGCCGGAGCAGATCGACGCCATCCTCGCCCAGCTTGATCTGGACCCCGCGAAGATCGACATGACGCTCAACCCCGAGTCCAAGGACAAGGCACTGGCCGACCTCAAGGCGGCGAACGGTGAAGCGCAGGCAACTGTCGCTGAGCCCGCAACCATCGGTCTGGACGTTGACGCAAGCTCCAAGTTTGCTCCGAAGCTGAACCAAGCTCAGTACGAGATTGGCGCATTCAACAACCTCAAGCCCACCCCGCAGCTTGATGCCGATCCCTCCCGTTTCAACGGGGTGATCGCGCAGGCCAAGGGCCAGGGGGCAGGTCTGGATGCGACAACCTTCAGGCCTGACCTGGACGCCAACAAGAGTCCTTTCGATACTGCGATCTCAACCGTACGCAGCGCCGGAAACGTGCTGTCCTCGTCAACCTTCTCGCCGACTGTGAATGTTGTCGGCAACGCCCTGTCAGTCCTTGGCAGTGTCATTGGCGGCTTGCAGTCCATCGCAGGCAAGGTCTTTACGGCCACCGTCGACATCGCCAAGAACATCCTCGGAGGCGCCGGCGAAGACGGCATGGTCTACGAAGGCCTAGGCAAGTTCAGCAAGAAGTTCCAGCCGAAGTTCTTTGCTGACGGCGGACTGCAATTCGAGACCCCGGGGCAGGCCAAGATCTACCCCGGCTCCAGCACGTGGCGCGTCTTCGCTGAAGAGACCACTGGCGGCGAGGCCTACATCCCACTCTCTGCCAGCAAGCGTGCGCGCTCCACCGCAATTCTCGATGACGTCGCCGGCCGCTTCGGCTACGAGCTCTACGAGCGAGGCGGCACGCGCGGCGGCAGCACAGCAGGCTCCTCAACATCCGGTGACGGTCTTCACATCCACGTGGACGCGGCCCCGGGCGTGGCCTACCTCTATGCAGCCGAAGTCGGGCAGGCAGCGGCTACACGTGCTCGCGACATGCAGACGGTCTACGACGTCGCCTAATTCACCATTCAATCCCAGTAAGGAATCACATGGCTTCGATTGTCTACGCCGCTCCCCCGGTGGACATGCTGGCAACAGCCCGCCTGCCGCAGGGAATGGGCATGACCTGGGAGTCGTGGGACGGGGAACTGTGGGACATTGCTACGGGCGCTGAGGGCGTAGCCCTCATGCCCGGTGTGCGAGGTCTGAATATGCCGCCGATCAGGCGTCACACTCAGACCTCGCCAGCAGTGCACGGCTCGCGCCGCACCGGCTGGATCGCCAGTGAGCGCGAAGTATTCTGGCCGCTACTCGTTTACCGCGAGAGCGGCCAGTTTGACTGGGCCGATCTGGATGGCGACTTCTGGCGCTCCATGCACCCTGATCGGCCGGGCAAGTGGAGCGTCACGGACCCTAGCGGCCGGACCCGCACACTGACCTGCACCTTCGACAACGATGGTGGCCATACCACCGACATCCTCCCCTCTATCCGAGGGTGGGAGAAGTACGGCATTTACCTGGCGGCCGAGCAGCCCTTCTGGATTGGCGAGAGCATCCGTCGCGGCTGGTCCGGCGCCGGCGGCCTGAGCTTCTTGGGCTCAGGCGCCCCCAACTTCACCATCTCCACAGCATCCAGCGCGTCAACCGCGACCGTGAGCAACCCTGGAGACCTCGACGCTTGGCCCAAGTGGACGGTTGTAGGACCGTCGACCGCCACGACAATCGGCCTCCCGGGTCACCTAATCCAAGTCCCCTTTGATATTCCCACCGGCAAGGCGCTGGAGATCGACACCGACCCCCAGCGGCAAACAGTCACCTTCGGCGACTGGACGCCTAATCCGCTATCAGGCTTCGGCAGCATCACTTCGCCCGTTGACAAGTTCAGCGACATGGGCTCAATCGCCTTTAGGTCGGTCCCGGCCGGTGATTCCATCCCGCTGTCAATTGTCATCAACGGCTCCGGCGTCGTGCTCATGGAACTCGTGCCCCGGCACTTCAGGGCGTGGGGCAAATGACGGCCTCCGAACTCCCCTTCAAGATCACGGTCTACGACAAGAACCTTGTGCGCAAGGCCATTGTTTCGACGCCAGTTGAGTTGCGAATGGTGCCCCGCTTCAACCTCAAGGGCACAGCGACGTTCTCGCTGGCGCTCGACCACCCAGCACTCCCGCACCTGATTGCCGCAGGCAGCCGCGTAATCATCGACTACAACGGCAAGCAGACAATGTCAGGGCCGGTCACGGCCCGCAGTATCAATGGGCCAACCATCACCGGCTCTGCGACATTCGTTGTCGAAGATGACTTCCGCATGCTGGCCTCAGTCCTCGGCTGGCCGGTTCCTACGGCCGCAATCACCGCACAAGGGGCCAAGGAGCACTATGTGCTCACCGGCCCCGCAGAGACCGTCCTAAAGACCGTCGTGCGCAAGAATGCGATCGACCGACTCGGCATGAATCTGACGATCGCGCCAGACCTCGGGCGAGGCTCCAGCATCACGCTTGAAATCCGCATGGAACCGATCTTCGACAAGATGATCGAAGCCGTAGAGGCGGCAGGACTCGGCATCACCATCAAGCAGGCAGCGACCAGCTTCGTGCTGGACGTCTTCGTTCCGAAGACCTACGGACTTCTGCTCAGTGAAGAGTCGGGCGTCGTGCAGGACTGGTCATGGACCAACAATGCACCAGTAGTCACAAACGTCATCGTTGGCGGCCGAGGCGAGGGCGTAGACCGCGAGTTTCGCGAGTTCAAAGACCCTGCAGCCTCCGCCCTCTGGGGCGTCACGGCTGAGAAGTTCATTGACGCGCGGGACGTCGGTAGCGATCTGAATAGCTGGTACAGCCGCAGGGACACTACATGGGAAGCCCGCGACCGAACGGCTGCTAACTACGCCGAAGACGTCCGCGAGCTAAACACGCTCACGACGGCGGTAGCAAACGCAGCGAACGCCAAGGTAGCGGTGGACGGTTCATACCCTTCCGGCTCCTCAGAACGCAGCCAGGCGCTCTCTGACTACAACTCAGCGACCAACCGCAGGACTTCTCAGGCAGCGGCAACCGCCAACTCGCTTACAGCGGCCAACGAGGCCCAGGCCGAACTGACTGCGATCGACGCAGAGTATCCCGCCATCCGCGCAGCCTACGAGGCTCTCATTGCCAAGCGGGCAAGCGAAGCGCTGACCGAGGGCGGCGAGAAGACCGGCATTCGCATGGTGCTCTCTGAGACCGACAGCTTCCGCTACGGGGTCTCCGTGGCCGTCGGAGACAAGGTCTCGATGGTCGTCGGACCAAACCTCTCCATCACCGACACGCTCCGCGAGGCGGAGCTCGTGTGGACATTCGATGGCGGCGTTACCGCCACTCCCTCAGTCGGAGAGATCACCGACAACCCAGACCGCGCATGGGCGAAAGCGCTCCGCAACTCCGTATCACGACTTCGAAAAATAGAGGTGAAGTAACCATGGCCTTTACGAGCATTGGCTATGACGGCACCGTCAACGAGAGCCAGTGGGCCGCTCTTATTCCCAGCGCAGGCTCTTCTGAGTACGGCGTCAAGGGAGCTGGTGACCTCAAGGTCACCGCAGTCCCAGGGCAGCCGCTGATGGTCTCGGTCGCAGCAGGCACCGGCTGGGGCCATGGCGTACTCGACACGCAGACGACAAACGTCACAATCACCTGCGATGCCATTAGTTCCGGCACCCGCTGGGACTTGATCGCACTCCGGCGCAACTGGCAGCCCCTCGCCGGCGGGCCGACGGCGGCAGTCAAGGTTACCGGCGCCACCGAGAAGACCATCCCGGCGGCTCGCAAGAGCACGCCCGGTGTTGAGGATGACCAGCCGCTGGCGCTTGTGCAATGGAAGGCCGGACAGACACAGCCGCAGGAGATCATCGACCTCCGCTGCTGGGCAGGCAACGGCGGCCTCATCGCCAAGGATTCGCTTGCCCTCTCCTACCTCACGCGCCTCGGGGCTACGGTCACGATCGACAAGTCCATTTGGACCTACGCGCCAGGCGCCAATGACATGCCCGGCTGGGTATCCAGCTCTTCGCTTGAATCGGGCCTGATCAACACCACCAGCTTCTATACCGCGCTTGGCGCAGGCTATGAGGCTCCCGGCTTCGAGAAGAGTGCCGACGGTGTTGTCATCTCGCGTGGCGCAATCGGCGTGAACATCGCTGAGATCAACATGCTGGCAGACAATCCGTACACCATCGGGACAATCTCAGCCAGCGCAAAGCCGAGGGGCAACAAGATGCTCATCGTGCCCACCGGCGCCGCCATGGGCGGCTGGGGCCGCATCTACATCCGGCCCGACCTGTCCGTCACCTTCGAGACGCCTCAAGCGTTCTCGAGGGTTCTGCGAAAAGACTTCTTCATCAACCTTGATGGATTCAGTTGGGTGGCCGCCGCGTGACAACTTACCCCTATGACATGCAGCTGGTCGTTGACCCGTTCAACACTTCGAATGTTGTGGCCAACGGCCAGATTTACATCTACGACCCGGCAGACTCTGGCAACACTTCGCCCCTGATCCTGACGGACCCAAACGGGCTGACGATCACCAACCCGCTGATGTCCAATTCCAACGGCTTCCTGCCGCCGTTCATCGCAACGCTGCCGCAGGTCAAGTGGGTGGGCGCAGGATTCGTCGGCTTCTTCGATTCGTACCACGGCCTGCGCAACGAGGCGATCGACGCCAAGGCGGCGGCGCAAGACGCGGCCATTGGATCAACCACGAGCGCTGGAGCGGCTGTCGCCGCTCAGGCCGCTGCCGAACTGGCCGCGCAAGCGGCCGTGGGTGGAGGCGTGGCCATTGACCCAACTGACGAGGACGCCCTCGTCTTCACCACTAAGTCCGACGGCTCCATTGCCGTTGACCCATCCGATTCCGACGCCCTGCTCATCACGGCCTAACAGGAGCCCACTACATGGCTATCAAGAAAGTGCCGTCCCTCGATGGGTCAGGCAAAATCTTCAACAAGCACATCCCAGAACGCCTGCAAGATACGGCACTGAATGCCACTTATGTCACCTTTGTTGATTCGGTGACTGGCCTCCCTCTGGTGGACAAGCACGTCATCATCAAGGTTGATCAGACCACGGACGAAATCGCAGACATCGTTGTGGAGGACATCTAATGGCGTACATGAAAGACGCGAAGGGCCGGCGCCTCGATACCTTCGAAGTGGAGGCCAAGGCGTTCACCCCGCCGATGGCGTTCTCCCACCTTCCCGGCGGGCTGTCAGGCAAGAGCCAGTACAACGGCGTCTCGTACAATCAGGACTCCATCTCAACAGGGGACGGTAAGCAGTATGCAGGCTGGTACAACGAAGCCGGAGCGCTGATCATCGGCAAGCGGAAACTGCCCACCGGCGCGTGGTCCACGTTCGATCTGTCCGGCGTGGCCGGGAACCCTCTCGTCCTGCCAGTAGACAATGACCCCCACAATAACGTCTCCCTGATTGTTGACGCCCAAGGCTATATCCATGTGGCCGCGAACATGCACGGCGACGTTTTGCGCTACGTCAGGTCTACAAACCCGCACGACATCACCGCTTGGACCGCGCCTGGCATGACCGGGCTCAACGAGGCCCAGGTGACGTACCCACGGTGGGCGCTGCACCCGGACGGCACATTGTTCTTCATGTACCGTGACGGCGCCTCTGGCAACGGTGACATCTACCTGAATCGCCGAAACGTTGGCGGCGCGTGGACGCAATTGGGGATGCTCGCTGCTGGCAAGGCCACCAACGAGAACCCATACGAATCCCGGTTTGTCATCAGCGCCGCAGGGACGTTGGCCGTAGCCCTCACGTGGCGCCCCAACGGTGGAGACGCGAACACCAACGCGGACGTGCACTTCATTAAGTCAACCGACAAAGGCGCGACATGGAAGAACGCAGCCGGGGCCGCCGTGACAATCCCGCTCGTGCACTCCAATACGAACGCGAAGGCACTGGCAACCGCTGCGACCAATTCCGGAATCATCAACCAGTTTGGTCTTGACCTTGACGTTAGCGACCACCCCCACATCGCGCTCATGCTGGCGTCAGACGCAGGACCCGACCGCAACATCCATCACCTTTGGTGGAACGGAACCGCATGGGTCAACGAGCAGGTCACCGACCTGAAGAACGGCATGGGCATTACCAACTGGACTACCCGCCCGGCCATCGTCTGCACTGCCGAGGGCCGAACCCTTATCGCCTACTCGGTGCCGCGATTCGGATCTTTGCGCGGAGTTCCCCGGCTCGTGGACGTGACCGGCGGTAAGTCCACGGAAGTTCCGTTGGTGGACGTCGATCTCCGCGATCTTGAGATCACCTTCGACGGCCGGGCAATGCGAGAACGCAACGAACTCTATTTCATGGTTTCGCATGCGAACGCTGACGTGGGCAACCCCGGGGCAGAGTACTGGGACGTGAACAACTTCTCCCGCCAATGGGGAGCTATTGTCAGCGTGGATCTTTCGCAGATCGGCGTGCTGCTGCGACGAGAGGCGAGGGTTCCCCGCATCCGAACGATACAGACGATGTCAGTTCCCCTCACGACAGTGACTTCTACGACCGACGTCGCCCTTCCTGGCTCCGGTGGTCTTATCACTACTCCAGATCTACGAGGCAAGCAGGTGTTCGCCCGATTGACTGGCAGGGCGTCAACCACTGGCGGAACCTGCCTGCTGTCGGTGTTCGAGGTGCAGCAAGGCGGAACGTCGCGACTGTTCGGCTCAATCCCCTTCACCGCGTCAACAACTGTCATGCGGTCAACGCCATGGATTCCGTTGCAGTATGGCCCGACAAACAACACTGAGGCCTTGCTTCAAATTCTCGGCCGAGTGAGCGCCACATTCACAGGATCAGTCTCTACGGCAGTGTTGGAGCTCGGCGTAATGGATGGTCCTGTCTACTGATGCAAAGAAGATGGCCCCCGAACAGTGATGCTCGGGGGCCATCTTCTCGTCTAGAGCAGCTTGAGACTTACCAGTTGCTCGCGAAGAGCAGGAGCGATCTTCGTTTGGTAAGCAATGGACATATGCATTCGGTCATGTTTCGTCGGAGTGGTGCCAACAAAGCTTGGGCAAGAGCGGGCCGAGCAGAAGAAAGCTTCTGTATCCACGTAGGCGGCGCCGATTCGAGCGGCCAATTGGCGCTCAAGATTACGCACAGCATCGAATTGTGGAATAACCGTTCCGACGCAATCTGCGGGTTTGCTGAGCTTGGAGCACTCCTCAATCTTCACGTCCTGGGGCGGGGGCGCGAGGAGAACGACTTTCCCCACGTTGAGCTTGGCCTTGTCCAGGGCGGATGCAACCGCTTCAGTTCGCTCGCTGTCCGTGATCTTGCCAATGCCAGCAGGTGATCGCGCTTCGTAGTGGTTGGAGACGAACAGCAGGTCAGGCTTGATCCGCTGGATCGCCTCCATCGCGTCAGCTCGTCGTGCAGCACACTTTGTGTCAGCGTCTACCTTTGGGCCTTCAGCACAGAAGCAACCGAAGGTCGCGTAGGAGACAAATTTCCAACTGGCGTCCGACCCAAGTGTCTCGCGGAGGGTGGCAGCGTAGGTTGCGGAGATCGAGTCTCCCACGAGCAACGCAGTTTTCGAAGCGTTCGCATTGCCCCAAGTGCAGGAAGGCTCGTCAACTAGGTTGTCCGGGCTGGCGCACTTGCCGACATCGCCCGGCGCTTGGCCACCAGCGATGGTTTCATCCATTGAGGGGGTAAGGGCCGGCCATGATGCTGCAGTCAAGGCTGTAGAGATCTCCGCTTGCAATTTGTCCAGCTCTGGCGTTTGCGAGGGAGCTGCCGCTGTTGTCGTCGGTTTTGCGACCGCGACCGGGGACACTGCCTGCGGCGTCTGGGCCGGCGGCGCAAGAAGAGCTGCAACTGTCAGCGCCGTAATGAGCATGAGCGCACTAAGGGCGGTGAGCTTATATGACTGAGAGAGTGGCTGCCGCTGCTTTCGGCGGTGCTTTGTCTTGGCGTCTAGCCATGACGACCTGCGGATGGGGTCCTCAACGAGGTGGAAAGCATAGATCGAGATCACGAAGATTCCGGCCAGCAGCAGGATTGCAGTTACCGGTTGGGTGATGTCCATGACCGAGCTCAGCAGAATGATCGCCGGGAAATGCCAGAGATACAGCGAATACGAGATGTCACCGACATATCCGCTGACTCGGTTTGTGAGAGGCGCCAAGAATCGCTGAGGCCCACCGGTGCCCGCAAGTATAACCAGACCTGTGGCTAGCACAGGCAAAGCCGCAGTGGGGGCAGGGAAGATCGATGTGCTGTTGATGATAAACAGTGAGGCGATGATTCCAAGGAATCCTACCCAGCCCAATACAGGCCTCAGCGCGTTTGGAAGGCGCACTAGCACGGGCGCGAGAATCGCCAGTCCGGCACCAACGCCGAGTTCCCAAGCGCGTGAGAACGTCGAGAAGTAAGCCAGCGTTGGAGTTGTTGTCGTTTCGTGCATCGCCCAAGCGAAAGATGCAACGCTGATCAAGGTGATGGCTATCCCGACTGCCAGGCGTACCGCCGTCCCGTTGCTGGACCGCTTTGCCATCATGGCAATGATCAGCAGCATGACCCATGGCCATACAAAGTAGAACTGTTCCTCTACGCCGAGGGACCAGAAGTGCTGGATCGGAGAAACTGGACCGTCTGCTTGGAAGTAGTCGGTGCCGGCAAGGGCGAAACGCCAGTTGCCTGCAAAGAAGAACGCCCAGATAACATCCCAGGTGACCATGTCGAAACGGCTCTTACTGAACACGAAGTAGGAGACGGCAAGGGTGACAGCGAGAGCCAGTACTGACGCTGGAAGGATTCGCTTGATGCGTCGCCTATAGAAGTCAACGAAGGAGATCCTGCCGGTCTTCTCGTATTCGCGAACGAGCACGCCGGTGATGAGGAATCCGGAGATCACGAAGAACACGTCCACGCCGACGAATCCACCGCTGGGCCAGTGGAATAGGTGATCTGCGATGACAGCCAAAACGGCCAGTGCTCGGAGGCCTTGGATGTCCGGCCGCAACGCCCGTTTGGTCTTCGAAGGCTTTTTCTTTGTGGCACTACGAGTGCCGAGCGTGGATAGCACCACTTTCCCCCATATTTTGTGTTGTAAGACTGGAACGAATTCTACCGGCCGAAAAGGGCAACATAAGACCGGTTATGTTCCCTCGCGTAACAGCGTCCTAGTTGGTGCGGATAACGATGGCTTTGTATCCGTCAAGTTGAGTGCGGTCGCTTTACCGTAGGAGCCGACACCTACAGCGGACACGTGCCAAGGTTCGCCGGCCCGTAAATCCTTCATCCGACTTCGGCGCAAACACTGCTTGGGTGCCTACTAGAGGCATCAGCAGACTTTAGAGCGGCCAGAGTTCCCGGACTCGAGTCCTAAGGTTTCGAGGTGGGTTCCGCTTATCTGCCGCTTCTTTCACCTTCTTGTAGGAGCTGACGAGCACCTCCATCGCCTCTTTGTCCCATTTGCCCGGGTAGTGTTTGCGTCCGGTAGTAACGATTGGCTTCGTATGCTGCGGCTTGCGGCCTTGACTGACTAGATGCTCCGCTAGCTCCTTGGTTACAAGAACGAAGTCCATGGATTCCCATGGGCCGAGTGTCTTGGGCGGCTTCTGCCCGTCAATGTGGCCTGCAGGCCGAAAAGGGTCCTTCCTCCCAATACGAATGTGCACTCCGTCCACGACGGTTGTCCCCGTAAAGCCGGAATTGGTAGCGATCACAGCTAGGTTTTCTTGTAGAGATCCACGATGTGTTTCGCGCTTGGAGCCTTTGACTTTCAAGCTTGCGCGATCAGATCTCCTTGCCCACCACGTGTACAGCAATGACGCCACCGATATGAGGATTGCGAGGATAGGTAGAGGGGCATCCCACCAGGGCTTACTGACTAGCTCAACTTGAATCGGGTCTGCGCACATAAGGAGACACTTTAACGCACTTCTCTGCCCACCGTTGAGCCAAATGCCGGTTAAAAGCTGGCTGGTCGACCGCCAGACCGGCCACTATGCCCTCAGCTATATCTGCTACACCTTCAGTATTCCCGTGCACCTACCTCGAAGGCAGTTGGAAGGTAATTTCATCCGCCCAGGGACTGTTCGCAGCCTGACTTGCAGAATGACGGCCCCATGGGATCCATCTCAGTGGCTCCTCCGAGGCTTGTTCTCCACCGCCGGACATACCTCTGGAACAAGGGCAGTCCACATTCCGAGTAGGTTCTATCCAAACGCTTGATCACATTGCTCCTCCTCAGGAACTAGACAGAGTGGCGAGAGCTAGTCGTCCAGCCACTCAAGAAAGTCGCCGTCGAAGAAGCGCATTTCACCGGTGTCTGAAAAGTAAATTGGGTAGATCGCTGTGTTCAATTTTTCTTTCGTTTCATAGTACTGAAACGAAGTAGAACGGTGAGCAACTGTCCCCACGAGGTCAGTTCCCTTAATTTGCACCCTAGCGTGCTTCATTTTCAATGTCGTTCCCTTCTAAAGCCACGGGCCGTAGTTCTGTGCATTAAGCCGTCGCGAAGTGGAGTGCCTGCCATTCCACAGTCAGGCCAAGATCTAGATGGGCGCCCTACTCATCATCGAAGCGCCCGAGTTCGGCTTCGATCTCCTTAAGCTCTTCGAGCGTTTTCTCACGCTGAATCCACAACTTCCCTCGCTGGTCGATACTTTCCCGGTTTCCCTTCAGCTCCCGCATCTGACGGTCAAGTTCAGCAACGCTCCTCGTGAGACGCTCGTAGTCAAGCCTTTTCCAGGCCAGTTTCATTGATTGCGAGCCTGCTGACTGACGCCTTCGTCCGTTCTGGTCAGACCCGAATACGTATCTTCTGAGCTCAGGGCTTAAGTCATCCCAGCCGATGACGTATTGCCCAGACGCTTGTAATTGTGCGACCGCCTCAAGTAGTTGCGATTCCATGGGGCTGAGCTGTTGGGCTTCTGACACCGCTGCTTCCATATCTTCTTGCGCGGCAGCGATAACTGCCGCGTCCTCCTTGGGGCCTTCGCCGTCGGAGACCAGCACGTGATAGAACTGCGAGCTATTAAGTATTAGAACTTCCTGGCCCGTCTCTTCACGGAACTCCTGTATAAGTTCCGGACGAGGAGCAACCGACGTCTTTTCGACCTTCAGCCACCAGTCTTCCTTATCATCGTCAGTTACAAATATCAGGTCGCACTTTTGCTCTATTGCGTGGTCCATGAGTTGGCGCCAAAGAACGTAGTCGCCGTACTTGTTGTCGCCGCTCTTGGTCTTCGCGTCTTCGTATCCCGGAGGGACACTCTCTATAAACCTCTTCTCACCATCAGCGAACATCTCATTAAGGGCATCCGCGTCCGGTTCGGAACCGACCCTCCCGTCAAACAGGAAGGAGATCCGGTCCAACAGGGTGTCCTGCGCATGGTGGTGGGTCTGCTTGGCAATGGCGTGCTTCTCTTCATCAAGTTCAGTCCTCAAAGCCAACAGACTCTCCTCTGCTTTCTTCTGCAGTTTGGATGGCTGTAGTCGTGACTTCTTCGCTGTCGAGCGGAAGTCGTTCAGGAGAGAGTCGATGTTCTTGATTCGGCTGTGGTGGGCGGCTGTCTGTTTCGAGCGCTCAGTGTGAACGTGCCGATGAAATTCCAAGGCGACCTGATACGGGATCCACATCTGGCCTTCGCGCTTCTTCATGGAACTTAGGTACAAGTCAGACGTACTTGTCTGTACGTTATAAAGCGAAAGCAACACATTTGCGTCGAGGGCAATCTGGCCTTCCGCCCAAATGGCTTGGACTTCCTCGGCGGTTGGTTGGTAATAACCCTTGAACATATTGCGCAAATCTGGCCTCCGTCATCCTCATGTCAGATTCACATTCAACCAGAGGCAAGGTGCCATCGAACGCTCTCAGCCTTTCGTGGGATGCGAGTCTGCTAGGACTGCAGGTCATCCCTGGGACTAACTGCCCACTCGATAGCGTCATGCACCTGCGTTTGGAGCTGAGCTTCTTGGTGTTCATCGGTTGTCTCGATGATTTCCGCGTCGCCGGGCTCAACGGGTACCGGCTCGGCGGAAGAGTCGATCCCGAGCTGGTCGCCCTTCTCCTTCAAGAGAGAGTCCAGATGGTCTTTCGAGTCCTTCTCGGCAGCAAACAAACGATCATGCACGGGGTCACTAGTCATGCCACAGATGCTAACCCAGTTGGCCTAAGTACTCGCATAGATGCGGCTAGGTACCTGGAGCAGGCTGCGGCGGATCACACCTCCATCGCGCATCAATGGCCGGAAGTCTCTTTCGCTGGCCGCCAAGCAACTTCTTCCTAGAAACGACAAAAGGGCCACCCGGCCACTGGAATCTCCAGCAACCGGGTGGCCTTTGTCATATCCGAAAGGAGGCCTGATGGCCTCTCACTACCGAGGGATCGGCTGATGCCAGAGTGGGCAACCGCGATCCTCGCCCTATTGACCGCGACAGGAGTTGGCGGCGTTATTGCCGCCCTCATCAACAAGCGACCCACCAAGCTTGACCCCTTCTCGCAGATGCAGGTCATGGTCAGTGGCTTCCAGAAAGAACGCGAACTCGACCAGCGAGAGCGGGAAGCTGACCGCGCGCGAATGGCTGCGCAAGACGCTCGCATTGACGAGCTGTGGACGCAGATCGGCCTCTGGCGCCCCTACGAGATCGAGCTCCTGGCATGGGGCGCGGCCGGAGGCCCGCCGCCTCCCCCCAAACGACCCGACGGCCTCAAGTAGGAAGTCGTCGGGTGACATCAACCAGGAGCTCTCATGATTCATCCCGTTGATTACGCGCCGTCGCAAGACTTCGGCGACAACCCAACCAAGGACTTGCCAGCCAGCCACTGGATTATCAAGCAGTTTGGTAACTACCAGCCTGACGGTCACACCGGCGTCGACTACCCATGCCCCAGTGGCACGCCCGTCAGGGCGGTGACCTCCGGCACTGTTATCCACGTCGGCTGGTATGGCGGCACCTACGCCAGCAACCCGTTCTGGATTAGCCCGTCGTTCGCTGGCTACTGCTACGTCGTGGACCATGGCTGGTTCTTTGGCATCTACGGCCACTGCATGGACGGTGGCGCGCGAGTCAAGGTTGGTCAGCAAGTGGCCGAAGGACAAGTCCTTGGCACCTCCGGCAATACCGGAGCATCCACTGGCGACCATCTCCACTTCGAGGCGCTGCTCGATGGCTACCTGCTCAACGGCTACATGTATGGCCGCACCAACCCTGATGTCCTGTTCAGCAGCATTGCGCCTGCAGGCACCACCACTACCCCGATTGAGGAAGACGATATGTTCACAGACTTGGATCGCGAGCGGCTCAACTGGCTCTGGGAGACAGTGTCCGCCGGCAAGAGTGGCTACAAGGCCGCAGGCAGCGTAGCGCTCGACATTGCAGCTGCACGCGCAGCCTCCGAAGCCACGCTCGCTCAGGTACTGCCCGGCGAGTCCGGCGTCCGCAGCGCTGGCCCCATTGCACTTGCATTGGCCCAGCTCGCAGCTGCGCCTGCTGAGAACGTGGAGGTCGATGCGCAGGAGATTGCCAAGGCCATCACACCCGACCTCGCAAAGGCGTTGCTGGTAGAACTCTCGAAGGGAGCCTAGTTATGGGTGCTCACGAAGCGCCGCGTCCCACGCAGTCGAAGTATCCCTGGAAGAGCACACTGCGCAGCATCATCCAGTTCGGCTCCGGCCTCGCTGTGGCTGCTCCGACGCTCTATACGGCCGTGACCAATCAGAGTCCCGAGCAGGCGACGGGAGCGGGCCTGACGGCCCTCCTCGTGTCTGCTGCAGTGACACGCCTGATGGCCAACCCGTTCATCAACGAATGGCTGACAAAGGTCGGCCTTGGCGCCGAACCAAAGACGCCTGCTGCCTGATTCTGGGCACAAAAAAATGCGGCACCAGTTACTCATTGCGAGTAACTGGTGCCGCATTTTTTGCGTTGCGGGACTATTTGTCGTCAGGGTGCTTCGAGGTGTGAGTTTGTCGCCGAAGCGAAGCAGGTCGCTGGGACGGCCGCGCAGACAATCAGCGTGAAGAGCGGAAACCTCATGAGGCGCAACGTCAATGTCTTCGGCAGCTGAGTCTGCGCGAAGGGGCGGGAAATCGACATTGAGGCGGAGCGCCCTCACTTACGGACGCGCAAAGGCCGGGCCAAGACTTCATGTCGATCTTTCCACCTCACGGGCCGCTAAGATCGGCCTGTGAGCGTGCGAAATCAGAACATATGGCAGGAAGGCCTCTCCGAGGACCTCGTGGGCGGTGCGGCAGAAAACTTTGCGTTTTACATTTCGAACATCGCTCTAAAGTCCGGCTCGTCGTTCGCCCTTGAGCGGTCTGGGGTTACGGCCATCGTTGGTGGAAATAATGTCGGTAAATCCACCTTGCTTCGAGAGATAATCGGCAGTCTTACGACTGAGCGCAGCGACAGATCCACAAATGTCTTGCAGTCGGCGGTAGTCGACTGGCAGGGCAGTGACGCCGACTTTCTCGCCTGGGCATCGACGGTTGCTCCATACATGGTTCTGTCCCTCAGCTCAAAGGGCTTCTCTGCGAATGGACAACTGCTCCCAGCCGAAACTTTGCTTATGTACCGCAGTCATTTCAACCAGCAAGAGGTACTAGGCCCCCTCTTCCAGCTGTTGGTTCACTTTGCCACGGCCCGGGACAGATTCCACTACGTCCAGCCCACCCCTCGACGGGGAAGCTGGAATGAGCCGCCCTCCCATCCGCTGCACCGCGTTGAACAGGACCCTGAACTACTTCGAGGATTTCAAGCCGCCGCCAAGGACATTTTCAACGCTGAGCTGACCCTGGACCGACTTGGCGGTAACCTCTTCTTTCGAGTCGGCAAACCTGAATTGCCTGCCCCGCCGATAGACGACGTGGACATTGAATACATAGGGCAACTTTTGGCATTGCCCGGGCTGGAGGGTCAAGGGGACGGTATGCAGTCGGCTCTCTCGCTCCTGCTCCCGGTGGTGACTTCGACTTTCCCCCTTGTTCTAGTAGACGAGCCAGAAGCCTTCTTACACCCCCCTCAAGCAAGGAAGCTGGGGGCAACACTCGCCAAACTTGCCCACTCGCGAAGTGTTCAGCTGATTGTGGCCACGCATGATCGGCATTTCCTGACTGGCCTGCTTGACGCTGACGAAGCATCTGTGTCGGTGATTCGCTTGAGTAGAGACGGCGATTCCTCTGTGGCGAAGCACTTGGACTCGGCGAAGCTCCGCCAGGCATGGGGCAAGGCATCTATACGCCATTCCAATCTCTTGGACGGCCTTTTCCACAAATTGGTAGTCATTGCTGAGAATGAGCGGGACTGCCAGTTCTTCGCGGCTGCCCTAGAGGAACTTAATAAGCACGAAACACTCCCCCTCCGCCCGCACGACGTGCTGTTCGTCCCATCGGCTGGCAAGGGAAATATTCCAGGACTAGCAGAGGTCCTGATCGCGTCAGGCGTTCCGGTCGTCGCATCTCCCGACCTCGACATACTCAATTCGGAGCCGAACGTCGAGCGACTCTACAGGGCTTTCGGAGGCGACTGGTCGGGTATCAGTGATATTTACAAGGCAGCGACGGCAGAGTTCAAGGTCTCCCGGACTCCACGCACTAACCGCCAGGTTGAAGCCATTGTCTCAGGCATTCTTAGCATTGAGCCGGGCGCCCGTTATTCCGGTCAAACGAAGTCTGACGTCTCCGCCGCACTCGGCGTGGAGAGTGAGTGGAAGCGACTTAAGGACTATGGGATGGCCGCTTTCAAGTCAGAACACGCTAAGGCTCAGCAACTGATGGGCGAGCTGGCCGCGCACGGAATAGTGCCCGTGCATGTCGGGGAGTTAGAGCGATTCGCTCCTCAGGTCCAAGTAGGAAAAGGAGACGCATGGCTGGAAGCGGCCCTCGCAGCCCATGCGCATCGGGGAGCACCCGCTCAGGATCACCTGCGACGGATATTGGCGGCAGGAGGCTTCACGGTGTCAAACGGTCCCTCTAGTCCATGAATCATTTAATCGCCATATCCGGGTGGGCCGCCCCAGCCGGGTCCACCCTGGAGCTACAGACTCTAATCGAGGTGGTCAGGCGCTGGATCTGACACCCCCCCTCTTCCTACTTGGATGACTTGCGGTTGAGAATGTCTTCCCTGATCCTGGCAAACACGGGGTTCTCTTCGGCCAACTTGGCGAACCTCTCGTTATTCTTCCGGGAGCGATCGTATGTATTGCCGAAACGATTCTCCCTGAAGCCCTGAAGCCATTTGCCGGGTTCTTCCCCGAGGGACTGGCGTTCCAGGATTGCGATCTCGTCGTAGTCCAACAACCGACGAGCCTCCCCCGGCTTCTTCGGATGGACGCTAACCGTATTCGGATCAAAGATGCGTGCCGATCCGTCATTGTGAGGGTGAAGGATTACGTGGAACCTCGAACGTATGTAATCCCGGCGATCGTCGATCGGCAGGGCCAGCCACTCATTGAACCGCTGCTCCGTCGTGACCCATTCGTGGTCGAATTTCGCCAGCGGGTCAAGGCCTTCACTTTGGTGAAAGCCGAGCGCGGCCAAACGCTGCTCGAGACCTTCTCGCTTTCGACGGATTGCATCGTTGAACTCCCGCATCTGACCAACCGTCATGTCACCGGATGCCAGCGCACTTCCGGCCCCCCGCTCTCGCGCGCCCAACGCTTCCAGTTCGAGTGTGATTGCTTCCCGCTCCTCCTTGTCCTCTGGCCTCTCGGGCTGAGCTCGAACCGCCTGTCCTATGTACCGCATCACCCAGAGCTCCACCGTAGAGTCAACATACTCCTCGCGCTTGCCAACATGCCCTTTCCCTCTGGATGGGCAGCGATACACGGTGAACTTCTTTCTTGTGCCGGTCCCAACATCTGGGCGCCCGTAGACGGTGCCCGAAAGTAGGGCCTTGCCGCAGTAGCACTGGGCAATGCCAGAAAGTAGATGCACGGCCTTATTGCTCTGCGAGCGCCGACGATCCGGAGCTTCCAAAGTCCGGACTACAGCGCGCCAGACGGCTTCAGAGACGATGGGCGGGATCTGGTTCCGGCTGAGTACTTCACCACGGAACTCATACAGCCCTGCGTTCCGGGGGCGCAGCAGCGCTTGACGGAGTTGAGCAAAGCCCCAAGGCTTGGATGCCGTGGTCAACAAAGGCTCTCCATCCCAGCCGTCTTCGTTCCACTGCCTGATGATGGAGCCAAGCGATCTGCCAGCGAGTACATCCGAGTGCGCCGCCGCAAGCGCCGCTGCTTCGCGGCCGTTGAGGACAAGACGCCCGTTATTGATATCCCACCCGAACGGACGCCGGCCACCAGTCCAGCGTCCCTCGGACGCAAGTTGCTCCGCCTTGGCTCTGGCCCGGTCACGCTTTGTTGCTGATTCAAATCTCGCCACCTGCCCCATGATGCCGGCCCTTAGCAGTCCGTCAGCGGTAGAGAGATCAATCTCTCCTCCGGCGGTCACAGAGTACGTGAGGATGGGGCTGTCCGATCGCCTGCCTTGACATATGTCTGCGTACTCTTCAAGTTCTATTGGCCGGCGGTGGAGCCTATCCATCCGCCAGCAGATGACAGCGTCCGCATCTCGGGAGCTCAGCCGGTTCAGCATCGCCGTGTAGGCCGGGCGAGCCCGGCCACTGAATGCAGAGGTAGCGTTGTCAGTGAACACCTCAAGAACCTGAATGCCGTGGCGGGCAGCATACTCCCGGCACGCTTCTTCCTGGCGTTGCAC